AGCTACTGTGCTTCACTCCCTAATAAAAGAATGAAGCAATGATCTGACATTGTAAAGACTCACGCTCAATTTTGGGCGTGTCTCAGTCCTTTTTTTGTTGAAAGGCTATTTCTAAAATCAACTGGTCAAGCCTTTGTTCAATTCTTGAAACCTGATCTTTTAGGCTTTTGCCAGAATTAGGCGTTAATTCTCGCATGATTGACTTGACCATAAATTGCATAGACGAATAAACCGCGCCTAAAATTGCCAAAACCAAGCCGGCAACGGCTGTCCATTCTGCAACGCTCACTTGCGGCCATAAACTTGATCATTAGGATTGAGCCAACGCATAAGTACCGGCAAAACAGCTGCTATGCCAGCGGACAAAATTGCTTTTGGATCTGTTACACCTGCCATATACACCGCAAGGCTAGAAGCTATAAATGATCGAGCATAACTGGCCAACATTGGCTTTAATTCTTTCACTTGGTTTTCTCCTTTTTGGCTAACTGTGGCAGTTCTACAAGTGGCAATTCTCCAACATATTCTGCGTATTTTGGGCGACCAAAACCAACAATTTCTTTGCCTAAAAAACGTTGTTTAATCATGACCATTCCGCCGTTGCGCTGATCGCCGTTGCCACTGGTATTGCCTTCAATACATAAAACACTTTTGAGTCCAACCTTGGCCACAATGCCAATGTGGCTTATTCGATCAATGCCGTCATGTGGAAAATCCATAAAGCAAAGATCGCCTAATTGTGGCGTTTCTTTCCAACGGCCAAGATCCTTCATTTTTTGCGCACCGGCAGCTGTGCCGACCATGCTAGGAATTTTGACGCCAGCTTGATTGGCACACCAATTAACAAAAGATCCGCACCAAGGCAAGCCGTCCGCACCGGTGTATTTGCCGTATTTGGTCAAGTTATCGCCCTGCTCGATCGTGCCAACCTCTCGAAGTGCAACTGCAATTAAAGCTGCAGCTGTGCCTTGCGGATAGGTCATGACAGCAACAAAGCCGCTTCTTCGGCAGTTATGCCAAGTTTTTCCAATAGCGCAGCCTTTTGGATTGCCTTTTGAGTTGCTTTTTCTTGTTCAGCAATAGTTTCGGCTTTCATCTGTTCTATGTAAGCCAATTCCTCGGCGTTCATTTCACGCACAATGTTTTCGCCTGTAATTGCGTCCGTCAATGAGATCATTTTTTTAGTCATTATGAGTTCACTATTCCGTAGATTCTGAATGTACCTGTTAAGGTGCTAGTCGCTGTTGATAGTTTGATCCCGTCAAAGGAAGTTGTTGCATTGAAACCTGAGTTATAAACATGTGTTTCGGCATTTGCACCTATATCTTTATGACCACGAGATTCAATTCGAGATTGATCTGTCGCTTGTGGCGCATAAATTGTTGCTGCAATTAAACCGCCATTTGTCGCACCACCGCCGCCAATTTTTGCGCTTGTCTGAGTTGCAGAATTGCTTGAACCGGTACTGCCGCCAGCGCCATAAAGCAAATTTGAATAATAAAGAGCATTTGTGTTATCTACTCCGCTTGTGCGAAATGTTACTCTAACATCCGAACCAGCAGCGGAAGTGTAATCAAAATAAAGTAAATAATTGCGATAAGTTGAAGTAAATACGCTATCAAGAGTCGCGCTAGATGCAGCAGAAAATGTGCCTTGTCCAACATAAACGATCGCGCCAGTAGATGCAGCAGCCCATTTAATGCCGGTTGCCGCGGTTGAATCGGCAGTTAAAACTTGACCATTTGTCCCAACACCTAAGCGAGCAAATGCGGCAGATCCGGTAGCTGGTACAAGATCACCTTTTGTTGTGTAAGCAGTTGCCATTGAGTTTGTAACTGTTACGTCGCCAGATGTGCCACCACCTGAAATGCCTGTGCCCGCTGTAACTGCTGTTATGTCACCGACTTGAGGTGTGACCCAAGTGAAAGCCATATTTGTTGCAGACGTTTTTGATAAAACTTGACCAGTTGTGCCACCAAGCAAATACTGCATTGAAGTATCTACAGCTTGGCCAAAAACGTTAAAATCCGCAGGTAGATTTGTAACTAAATTTGTTGAAGCCGGCATGACCCAGCCGAAATTCGTTGTCGGATTAGCCATTTATTTCTCCTTTTCTAGGCCACGACTAAAGCATGTTCATAGTCAAGTGTGGCAGATAATGTGTTCCATTGCTCCAAGACACTCACGTCCTGCCATTGCATTGCTTGCAAAGAAAACGCCAAAGGCGACATAGACAAAGTGACGTCAAGTTGGTTGTAAGAAGCTCTAAAATTCCAACCTTCTACAAAGCCTAAAAAGTTGCCGGCGGCCATATTGGGCGGCAAATCGGTAAGTGAGATTGGCTGACCCATAAACACATTTATGAGGCTGTCTCGATCGTCATTGTCTAGCTCAGGATTGGTCAACGCAAAGGTAATTTGATCAAAAATTGGCACTGGATAAGCTCGCAAAGATAAGTAAAACGCTGCCTGAGATGTGGCGTCTGCTAGATGTTTAATTGTTGTCGTGATAATTTGAGCCAGATCGCCATAAGCTGCTATAGAAGCCGCGTCGGTGCTTGTCACTTGGCTTGCGCTGCTTGTGCCATATTTGATTGTGACGTCATTGCGTAGATCGCCAGCCCTAGTTTTGATAGTTATGCCTCGGCCTAACGCCTGATTGGCCGACAAATCTGTGTAGCCATAGGTGGCCAAATAAGTTGATCTGTGAGTTGAGTCGGCATAGCCAATTTGACCGCTGGCGTCCTCGTAAATATAACCAAGGCCAGAGGTTGCCAAATTTGAGACTAAATCATAAACCAATGTTGTTGATGATGAGCGTTGAGCCAATTCATAATTGCCCGGTGTATCAATCTCGCCCAATCCGGTATTTTCAGCATTGGCCCAAGTTATTGTCGGATCATAATTTTGCCACTGTAAAGCAGCTGGTACTTCATTCCAGTTGTTAATTAGCAAATCTGTCAAAATTGTCAGGATTTGGTTGCCGTCAAAATCTTGTGTTAAAACGCCGTTTGTAAGAGCCTTTTGCAGCCTTGCTAAAGCGCCCAAGGCAGTTATGGTCACTTCTTGCGTGTAAGCCGTTGAACCGACCTCTGAAACTGAAATTGACACGTCCACAATCGAACCGCCAAAAATAGGCACAAAGACCGCTGAAGTGTTCTGAACTTCAATTGTCAAGGCGTCATTTATGTCATATCCAATTGGCACTTGATTAAAAACAATTAGTGTGATCGAGCAGTAACCAGCTTGAGCTTGTTCATAAATGTTTGTTCGCCCTGAGGTTATGTTCAAACTGGCTAAAACTGAGTCGGTAATGTCTGTACCAGCAATCTTCACACGCCAGACTGGCGCCCATTGCGTCATTTATTGAGCCAATAACAGGTTAGCGCCGCCACCTGTACCGCGGAAATATGAGTCATTTAAGACGTTGACAATTGTGCGAGCTGTGCCTTCGGCGTCGATTGCGCCATTGACTGTGACGTTAAAAGCTGGCGCTGTATTTTGACCAAAAACAAAAGAAGGATTGGCGGCTGTGTAACCATAATTGACCGGAGCTGCAGCCATAGCTGCGCCAGCTGCGGCAGCTGAAACACCGCCGCCTGTAGTTGTAGATCCTGATCCAGCAGATACTGTTGGCACACTAATAGTTGGTACTTTGCTAGTTGAGGTGACGCTAGGCACTGCAACTGTTGGCACACTAATAGTTGGAGCTGTAATTTTTGAGACGTTAGGCAAAAATGGCACTGAGTTGTAAAGGCCGATCAAAGCATTTATGCCGGCGACAGCGCCAGAGATTAGGTTATTGAGGCCACCTACAACTATGCCAATGACGTTGATTACGCCACCAGCGATTTCGCCTACAACTTTAAACGCTCCGCCCAAAACTGTGACCAATACTGGCACGACGTATTTTTGAATGAAGTTAATAAAAGTTGTAAATTCTTCTTGATTGTTTTTAATTGCGTCTGTAATTGGCTTAAAGAAATCTGCAAATTTGCCCAACGCTGGCACAACCTTGTCAACTATAAATTGCACTAACTGCTGAATAATAGGCAATAGTTTTGCGCCGACTGACTCTTTGGCCTCGTCAAATGTAACTTTGAGAATTTCAAGACGTCCGGCAAATGTCTTTGAGTTAGCAGCTGCCGCACCGCCAAATAAATCCGAAAGTTTCGTTTGAACGTCTGTAAATGACATTGCTTTTAATTCTGCTGTAGATAATCCAATGCCCAATTTGCCAAGAGAGGCAGTGTTGCCGTCATAGGCTTTGCCTAACGCGTTAGCTACTGAGTCAAGCCCTTTGCCAGTTGCTTGACTAATATCTAAAGCAAGCGTTAAAAGATCCTGTGCTTTTGTAACGTCATTTGTCGAAAGAGCTAGACGAGACAGAGCTGGCCTCAATTTGTCGTCTGCGACGCCTGTTGCCAAAGATGTTTTAAGAATCTGTTGTTCAACAGAGGCAATCATTTCATTTGTCGCACCTGTGGCATTTTTCAAAGATGTGGCAAGTCTTACTTGCGCAGCTTCGTCCTCGATTGCCGCCTTTACGCCGTCAACGCCCAGTTTTATCGCATAAGCGCCGGCGGCAGCTGCAGCGGCGGCAAAAGCAACGCCAGCTTTTTTGCTAAATTCTCCAAGTTTGCTGCTTGAGTCCTCAACGTCGGCATTTGCACTATTTAAGGATTTTTTTAGTTGATCAACGTCAGCAAGTATTGAAAGCTTGAGCGTTCTACTTTGCGCAACCATTAAAACTCCTTGAGGATCTTGTCGAAAGCATTTTCCCACTTAGCAATGATTTCGGGCTGAATGGCGCGCAATGTTGGATAAATAAACCAACCATTTGAACCTCGACCTTTTGGCCCAGACCCTGACCAAATTGGAAATTGCTTAAATTTATTTGATCCAAACTCGTTGCCGCCCCAAAGCTCTTTTGTTGTGCCGCCGCCAGAAAACTTCTGATTGGCAAATCCAAAAGACAGCTCTCCGACCTTTGATGATTTAGAAACCTTTGAGCCGCGAGCAATCTTTTCAGCTGCGCGACCTCGATCTACAGCTGTGCCGACAATCTTGTCCTGAGCAAATTCTGCAAGCGATCCTGAGACTGCCTTTGCTTGAACTGTAGCTTCCTCGTCCATAGCCTTGAACGCACCTAAAACGCGACGCAGATCCGCCTTGTCGTAGGCAATCTCAACGCTGTCGCTCATTGTTTTTCTCCAATATCTCAAGCGCTGTGTATATCTGCTCCGCCGTCTGCCACTCGCTCATTGCTATTCCGGTCGCCAAGGCTAGATCGACCAAAATGCGATTTACGCTTCCGGCGGCGTAGCTTTTGGGAGAACCTCACCGACTGTCACGTCTGCAACAGTCTCGCACCAGACTTCAAAGCCCTTGATTGGCTTGCCACCAGCTTCTCGCTTCATTGCATGCCATGCAAGAAACAGCAGATCGGCAATACCGATCTTGTCTTGTGCTTGTGAAATGGTCTGTCCCGTTTTGTTTTCCCACTTCGCCCACTCTGGCGGTTGTGCGGTATATGTACCGAACTCGCCTGAGGTGTACTCGATCGTGATTGGCAGTTTCATTGTGTGCTCCCGTTTCTATTGCTATCAGGTGATTGTTAGGACTGGTGTTGTTGAGCAAAGCATGGCCCATGAGTCAGTCTGTGCGTCTGGTGCAGCGCCGCCAGCTGTAGGAGCTACCGGAAAGACATT